GTCTAAACTGAATTGCATTTCCCATAATTACATCTAACCTCTTTTTATTTTGTATTTATACTTATGTCTGAACATTATTACGCTAAAATTTCACAAGTAATTAAAACATTATTGGACGAAAAATATAAATAACAAAATGAAAATAACGTACTTCAGATGTGAATTGATATGAGTTCGGCAGTTCAGAACATATTGCATAACACTATTGGTGATGGTGCTAGGAGTGCTAAGTTTAACGTGATGTTTTCTTTCACGAATCCAAAAGCTAATCCAGATTCTAGTGCTTTGATAGCTCAAGGTAAGACTAGCAGTTTCCCAGGAAAGTCAAACACGACTATTGATTTGAAATACAAAGGTCGTTCGATTCCTATAAAGGGTCAGGTGAAGTACACACAAAGTTGGGAGTGTACTTTTTATTTAACAGAAGACCACACGTTGAAGCACGAGTTGGAAAACTGGATAGAAGCTTTAGACCAGCAGCACAATTATTTAAACCCAAGCGACACCAAGTCTGTTCGAGAGACTCAAATCAGGCACAACACGCACGGTTACACGCAGACAGCTTATATATATCAGCGCGATTTTGAAGATAATCGTGACACTGCTAAATACACGTTGTTTAACGTATATCCCACCGAGATTTCACCGGTTCAGGTTAGTTACGAATCTAGGGGAGAGTTGTTGGAGTTTACTTGTACATTCACATACAGTCATTATTCTATGGAAACCATTAAAAGTTCTCAAGGTAACTTTGTAGATCAGGCAGTTGGTAAAGCTTTTGACGCAGCTAATGGGATTATAGACGGAGCTATTTCTAAAATTCAGGACGCGTTGGGTGGTTTTGCCATTGACATGTTCGGAAATGCTTCAAAGCTTGGAGATTTAGCATCTGGGATATTTACAGAAGGAAGTTCGACACCAGTTGTTACATCTATGAACAAGCAAGCTCAAGTTATGGGGGCTAATATTCCTCCGAGTACAACTACCAGTATCGATTCTAAGATAAGGTCAGGTTAACGGAATGGCTAGTTTTACAATAACCGATTTAAAGAAGTATTTAGGACCTGGTTTAGGTCTTAGGAAGAACAAATATTTATTAGAAATCCCAATTCCTGGAATTGAAGGGTCTAAGATAAATGTATTAGCTCGTAGTGCTGGTTTACCAGAACGTACAATAACCACGACTTCCATGTATCACAAAGGAAGGCAGTATAATGTTAGAGGTGAGACTGACTACGGTGGTAGTTACGAAGTTTCGATAGTTGACGATTCGAACATGGACATCAGGCGACAATTCGATGTTTGGTTGAAATTAGTAGACAACTCAAGACCTAAAACTTCAGGGTTATTCAGCGGAGCTAGTTATGAGAATTCATTAAGTGACGCTTTAGGAATCGTCAAATCTGGGATGAAAGTAGCTTCGGTTGTTAAAGACGCTATTAAATCACCTATGGAAACTTTAGGTAATTTTGTAATGGGAGCTATAGATGGAGCTGTAGCTGTAGCAGCTCCCAAATACCAAACTGACATTAATATTTGGCAACTAGACGGTAACTCTAGTAAAGTTTACGGTTATAAGATTCAAAACGCATTTCCTTCTCAAATAGGGATTGTGACTTTAGATGATGATAACCCAAACACACTGTCTGAATTCAGCGTAACTTTCACATTTAGTGAATTTACTCCGTTGGATGGCAGTTCTATACCTTTGCAACTTTTAAACACACTTGTTGGTACTAGTGGCAGAGATGTGTTGAATGGGGCAAAAGCGTTACTTAAATAAACAACACGGTGTGTTGTAACACACGGAGATAAAAAAAATGAACAAATTAAGTGAATTAAAAGCAGCTATTGGTGCAGGTGCTAGGGCTAACAAATATAGAGTTAACTTTTCAGTACCAAGTACTGTACCGGTTTCCTCAAATTTGCAAAACGCAGATGCTTTGTGTAAAGCTAGCAGTTTTCCAGGGGTTACCGTTGGACAAATTGAAGTTTTCAACCAAGGCCGAAAGTTAATCTTACCAGGCGATACAAGTTACGCAAACACTTGGGCTTTGAATTTTTACACAACTGAAGATCACGCTTTGCGTAAAGATATGATTTCTTGGATGTCTAGTACTGATAATTTCCAAAACAACCAACACAGTGGTAATCCAGCTGCAGTTATGGGTGAACTGTCCGTAGAACAGCTAGATTCTGCCGGTGTGGCTACTGTTAAATATACGTTCCATAACGTTTTCGTTCAAGACATTGGCGAATTGACCGTATCTGACGAAACTATGGATACGATTCAAGAATTTGAAGTTACATTCTCATTCAGCGATTGGGTAGTTGGTGACGGCGCTTTGAATGCACCTCTTTCAGGCAAAGCTCCTACTTTGAACGACATCGCGGTTTAAACTAAAAAAAGGAGGGCGTTTTAAGCGTCCTCTTATTTTCACAATTACTGTTACAGAATAACTAACGCCGTTTCCAACATGCATTATTTAGATGTTATGGGGCAACTGTTAAACCTGCGCAACTTCAAGTATGACAATCATAAAAACACACAACTGTTGATAAAATATAAATAACAACAAAACTTTACCAGGAGTGTTATAAGTGATTACAAACGAAGTGCTGCAGTTGCGAAATGGAACACACGCTGAGAATGCTGTGTTTACTGGGTTGCCTGGTGAATTGACTATTGATACTACTAGAAGTGTACCTGTTGTACATGATGGTGTAAAACGTGGAGGGTATCCAATCTTACCTTCTAGCTTGATTCAAAACGGGAACGATTTCAACATAGTAACTCCTACGATCACAACTCCGGTTGATGGTTATAATGGATTTATGGGTGTTGTCAAAACTAGCGCTTATTTAACAACACCAGTTTTTGAAGGTTTGCATACGAGTTCAGATTGGCAAATTAGCACGGAAGGGAACTTTTTCACAGTAGTCACTCAAACTTTAGCAGATACGGTCAATTTAACTCAAAAGACTTTTTTTGGGTTGAGTTCAGCAGTTCCTGTTTATATTAGAGTTAGACACGTTTCAGGCGAACATTTAAGCTCTTGGTCAAATGTAGTTAAAGTAGTTCCTGTTCAAAGAACTATCACAACACCTACGATTTCAGTCGAGAGTGGGCCAAATTCAGTTCCACAAACACCGCTTTTGACAAGCTCACCGTATACTACATCTAACTCAACAGAACCTCACAATAGTTCAGATTGGACAGTTTCGGATTCTACGGGTAGAATAATTTGGTCAAATTTGAACGATTCTGTTAATTTAACTTCAATCATGGTTCCTAACGGGGTTCTGAATGCAAATACTAACTACACATTCGCAGTTATTTACAACTCAAACACACTCACTTCAGCTCCAGGTACTGTATTTGGACAAACCGTTCAGGTGTTTCCATCAGTTGCTACTCCGAATGTTCAAGTTCAAGGTGGCCCTGATGCGATTCCGTTAGTTCCTATGGTTACAACATCCGCGTTTAGATCAGTCGGTGCTAATGTTGGTCATACAAGTACAGATTGGCAAGTTTTAGATGCTGCTGGGACTGTTATTTGGGAAAGCTTAAACAACACACTTAATTTAGAATCTATAAGTTTACCATTTGGGTTGTTAATGTTAGGAACCGCGTATACGTTCACAGCTTTGCACAATTCGGGACCGCTTCCGTCTTTACGTGGTGGGGTTTCTGGGGTTACTTTAACCCCATTTATCCAAACTCCAACGATTAGCGTCGAAGGCTCTCCTACTTCTGTTCCTGAAAATCCAGTTTTGCTGGGTGCTGCTTTTTCCATAACTGGTATTAACGAAACCCACTTGAGCACAGATTGGTCTGTTAAAAACGCAAGTGGTGTTGTAGTTTGGTCAAGTTTAATGGATATGGCTAATTTAACAACTGTCAGAGTTCCTTCTGGAATACTAAGCGCAAATACTGGCTATTCATTTTCAGTAACTTACCATAGCAGTTCTTTAACTTCACAACATGGTACTTTAGGCGCTAGAACCGTGTTAAATTATCCAGGTATTCAACAACCTAACGTCCAAGTTCAAGGTGGTCCGAGTTCGGTTTCTATGACTCCGGTTATTTCAGCTTCTACGTTCGCAGTTGTTGGGTCTAATGAAACACACGTAAGTACAGATTGGCAAATATTAAGCTCAAATGGACAAGCTGTTTGGTCAAGCTTGGGTGATACTACTAACTTGAATTCAATTACAGTACCTAGGGGGATTGTTCAAGTCGGAGGAACTTACACTTTTGAAGCTAGATTTAATTCACAAACGTTAACTTCTCCGTATGGCTCAGTCCAAGCTAACACAGTCAATGCATATTTGAACGACATAACAATTCAAGTCGAAGGTGGACCTTTGGCAGTTCCTGAAGGCCCGTTGTTGACAAGTTCGGCTATGACTGCTACCGGTACAACAGGACCTCACGTAAGTTCAGATTGGCAAGTTTTGAATTCAACCGGTCAAACTGTTTGGTCAAGTGTTGGTGATACTGCTAATTTAACCTCTATTAAATTACCAAGAGGTGTGTTGGCAGTCAATACGCAATATACATTCACGGTTCAATATCACACAAGCACGTTAACTTCTCCAACCGCTAGAGTCGTAGCTACCACAAAAGCTCAATTTGCTTTAATAGCAACTCCGACTATTTCAGTCGAAGGATCTGCTACGCAACTTCCTGAAAATCCAACACTGACCGGATCTGCGTATTCGGTTCAAAGTGTCGTTGAAACACACTTGAGTACAGATTGGGTAGTTATAGACTCAGCAGGTGTTCCAGTTTGGTCAAGCGTAGGTGATACAACCCGCTTGACTGCTATAACTATGCCTAAAGGAATACTAAAGACAAACACATCTTATACATTTTCTGTGAAATATAGATCAGCTACTTTAACTTCGGGTCTAGGTACAGCAGTTTGGTCAACTCCCGTTAAATTCCTGTACATTATGGTAGGAACTTGGACAACTGTAGCTCCTTTGCCCTTTGGGTTCGTTGGTCACGGTCAAAGTACGCTTTTAGACGGTAATGTTTTGATAACAGGTTTTAGCAGTTTGCGTGGTGGTGGATTTCTATCAACTACTAACTCTTGCTATTTGTACAACACCGTTGGTAATTTTTGGACTGCCAAAGCAAACATGCCAGCGCCTGTTATGCTTCACGGTCAATCTACATTATTAGACGGAACAGTTTTAGTAACTGGTGGGGGAGCGGCAACCGTAACTAACGCAGTGTACACATATGATCCATCCGCAAACGTTTGGACGACAAAAGGAAATATGCCTACCCCAAGACACACACACGGTCAATCCGTGCTGTTGAACGGAGATGTTTTAATAACTGGTGGGTCACTCAATTCGACTAATGCTAATACAGGATATTCCAGTTCGTGCTTCATATATAATCCAAATACTGACACTTGGACAACAGTCGCAAATGTTCCTTTTATTATTCTGAATCATGCGCAATCTACATTGATGGATGGTAACGTTTTGATAACAGGCGGTTCTAGCCGATATTACACTTCAAATAACATATACTCATACAACCCGTCTACAGACACATGGGCGCCTTTGTCAAAATTAGTAGCACCGTTAACATATCACAAACAATCTACGCTGACAAACGGTAATGTTTTGATTACTGGAGGATTTAGCCCGAATAACTTAATCGGAACTACCGGCGTTGGGGATTTTATATCAATAGAGTATAGAGTGATTTATAGCGGTAGTACAACGACTTATATACCAACACGAACTGTGAATAGTTATAATATGAATAACTCTAGACGTGTACATGGTCAATCTACTTTATTTGACGGAACTGTTTTTGTAACCGGCGGAAGAGATTCGTCCAACAATGTTTTAATTACTTGTGAAATTTTAGCGTAATAATGTTCAGACATAAGTATAAATACAAAATAAAAAGAGGTTAGATGTAATTATGGGAAATGCAATTCAGTTTAGAC